ATAAACTCGATTTCCTAAAAATTTTTACCATGATTCTCTGACATTAGGTCAAAGGATTTATCGGTCTTTTCATACCTCATACTCTCCTTCCCTAATGGGACGGCCATGGGTAATTATCATTCTTCACCGACAGAGGCTTGAAGCTTCTACTCTTCTTTGCATGCCGTTAGGAACCATTATCTCCCCACTAATCTGGTCTTGTTACAGACCAATATTTAGCCGTTGTCCCCTTCACTACTTTCCCTAAAGAAGCAATCACCTCAGCACGAGGGATTGCATTCGGCTTGCTTTCCAGCTTAGCCTTATCAATTCGGAAATGGTAGTCAAGTCGCTCTATACGTTCTAACATGGTCTCGGCGAGTTCAAGAGTCAACCCTCTTCTATAATAGAATTCGGGTTTTGTCTCAATCTCGTCTACTGCCTCTGTTACATCAAGCCCACTGTCCCAGTTTAAGAAGTTTCCTTCTATAAACCCGGTCACCTGGGCCTCGACGAGTTTTAACTCGTCGACGTTTAACGCATCTTTTGGGAGGAACCCAATAGCGGTTGCCTCTTTGGAATTCGGGGAAGCGGTACATTTCGTGTACAGGCTTTCCTGAGCTCTCAAAGGAGCAACCCTAGAAGAGACCTGATCCAAGATTGAATCATAGTCTACTTCCAAGCGACGAGCCAACAATAGGGCTCGATTCGCAACTACGTTGGCAAACTCATCTTCGTAATCGTCAAAAAACTCTGAACGAGTTTCTTGGTTACTAAATGGGTATGCCATCCCTTCTCTATGTCTTTCCAATATTAATTTAATCGATGACTCTAGAGGTAACTCTAACGAGGATTCGTCAAAATCGAATTCGTCGTCAGAGGGATCCACTAGTGATTCTACTAACCATCGGTGCGGCACCTGTTTCCTTGAAACAAGGGCCCCAAGAATGGCTAATATTGGCATCACCAATTCAGAACGAATTGGTTTACCAAAACGAGAAACTAAACGCTTGAAAAGACCTGCGCCGGTTACTAAACCTTTTGCATGATTTTGAAGGAATAATCCAACAAGATCAGCTAGTGAGGCATTAATAATCGACTTGAAAGGAACGGGGGAAACATCCACTCCGTTATTGTATGTTCTCTTCGCAAACTCAAAAACGGGTTTGGAAGGAGACACAATAGACTTTGTAAGATTAATTTCCACTCCGAGTTGCTGACAGATCTCTAAATATCGATCTGCCAACTCCTTATCAAAGATGGTTAAATCATCACCCAGGATCTCGTATCTGTCCTCTCAGTTAGAGAGTACTATGACAGACCCATCTGACCTCTTGTTAGAGGCCATTTGGAGGATCCAGTGATGCGTGATGGCGAGCATCGCCCACGAACTCAGCGCTCCCATCGGTTGCCCGACAGAATAACGGACACATTGGACAGGACTATTATATTGCTGCTCCTGTTCGGAGTTCAGCCAATACTCTCTATCGACCAACAACTTCAACCACGCCTCACCCAAACCAGGGATACCGGATAGTGTAGATAACACTATTGCGGACACCGCTGCTGGAAGACGATCTGTTGCTGCTGAAAGGTCAAAAGAGTAAGCGCAACCATGTTTTTCCGCCTTCTTACTTGAACGACGTACAGATTCATCCTGATCGAATGTCCCATCATTAGGGATCAGACGAAGGAGATCAAATAACGCATCATGTAAGGGACGTAAAACAGATTGTGTAATGTTGTCCACCATAGCGAAGACACGCAGCTTTCCCGCTGCCTCTTCCTTCAGAGAAATCTGGCCGAATGTCCCGCGAGAGCTAGTTTTGACAGGGAACAAGGATAACAGACGCTTTCTAGCACCCTCTACATCATGAACTGATGTAAAGAGCTGAAATACGTTCATTATCACTTGCCACCCATCCTCTATTCTCTTACGAAAGATATTCGTGTTATGTCCCGCCGAGTGGAGAACATTGAGATAATTCTCAATGTTAGCCATTATCGGATGAACACTTCCATCCCTAGGGAGTAAGTCTAGCAGCTCGGTTAAAATACCGTGCCATGCCACCTTACATCTAGGAGATGCCTTCTGTCCCCAGAGGAAGACTTGCGGTGCTATACGCATCCTTGATCGCCACTGGCTGTAACCGTCTAAAACAGAAAAAACATTACTGTTTTCTGCTGCTTTACACCAAGCCGCTAGAGCATGGACGCACCCTGTGAAAGGATCGGTAATAGTATTAACTTTCAATTTGTAGGTACATGAAAGTACTCTATAAACTGAAAGCATACTACTCCAATACCTTATCACTTGAGGGTGTCCCGAACGAATATGGGCCCTATCCATAGGACCTATAAACGCC